GTCGACATATAACGGGGCGGTGTAGGCGAGGGCGAGGCCGTCGGCGCCGATGGTGAGGCCGGTGGAGGAGTCGGCTTTAGCCCGTAATCCGGAGGTATCGTCGAACTCCAGGCCGGGGTTGGTGGCATGGAGCTTCACCCCCAGACCATTGCTGTCGACTTCGAGACCATGGGCGGTGTAGACTTTAGCCGAGAGGCCGTCGCCGTCGCGGACCAGTCCCGCATCGGGCTTAATCTTGACCCGGAGCTGCTTGTCGCTGAACTCCAGGCCGGGGTATTCGCCAGGGCTGTTCTCCAGGGCGATCTGGAAGGTCGACGCGTTGAGGGTGAGCCCGTTTCCGGCACGGTAGACACGGGCGGCACTGGTCTTACCCGTCTGTAAACGAATGGGGGCGGGCGTCCAGGGGTTGTAGACGATCGTCTGACCCTGGTTGGTGCCAGGGTCCATGATCGTCTGGATAGGGAAGAAGGACTGGACGCCTTGGAGGATGACATCGGCGAAGTTCGAGCCCCATTCGCCGGTCATCTGGTTGGTCTGGTACAGGAGGTTCCAGTTGTTGATGATGTTCAGGTCACCGATGCCGAGCGGAGAAACAGCCTGGGACGAGATGCGCGAGGGGATGGAGGCAGCGAACTCCGGAGGATCGAAAGAGGCCCAGCCCCCACCGGTCGGGACCGTCATGTTCAGAGCGTTGGGGCGGGAGGAGAGGTACGATCCAGAGACCAACCGGCCTGCGGAGAAGGGATTCAACAGGCTTGGAGCGAGGCTCGCCTCATTCGGATAGACCTCAGCCACAATACACCCCCGACAGATTAGACACGAGGCGGACTGGGGAAGGGGATCGTCTTCGAGGCGTCGTCAGGCTGGCTGGCGGGCGTCTCGGTCGGGCTTTCGATGATCGATAAGAGATAGTCGATCAACTCCAGGGCGCCTTCGCACGCAGTGGCCCGGGCTGATTCGGCCTGGGCGGTGGCGAGAGACTGCTGGCGCAACTCCAATAAGGAGGCGCGTCGTGACTCCAAGAGGGTGCGGTCGATAACCATGTGCGTTCTCCAACAGAGGACACGAAGCGTACGCCGATCACGAGGCGTTAGCGTACAGCAGGTACTTGTTCTCACCATTGATCCGGATGCGGATCGCGCCAGCATCCGTCAATGCAGCAGCCAGCAGTCGAAGGTTCATACGCGTTCCGCCATCAATTCTTCAACAGGAATCCTTGCGAATTATCCATCCCTGACACCTTCAAGCGGAGGGACCGCATCCACTCGTTGTAGATGTCCCTGACCCGTTTGGTGCGGTTGCTGTCACCCTCGATACTGAGGACCGAGAGGGCCGCATGGGCCGGGATCACCATGTCGATGGTCGGGCTCAGGATGGGGCAGATTTCGTAGGTGATCGTCGCACCTGATGGGACAGGCGATAGGGCCGTCTTCAACGTGGCGACCCGGGTCGTGGCGTCATACGATGAGATCACGCGCTCCTGGATGTAATTGTTGGTCGATGCGGTCAAGATACGGAGGATAGAACCCGCGTAGGCGTTCGGGTGCGTGTCGAGGTTGCCGATCGACGGCGTGGCCGCGAGGACAACCGTGGTCGGGGTGACGGTTCCGGCCGTGCCCTCGTGCAGGCACGCGGTCCCATCCGGGACGAAGAAAATCCTGAACTTGTCGGTCGGGGAGTATTCGCCTTTCTGCACCCATAGGGCGCCGGGCTCGATGCGGAAGCCTGGCCCCCATGAATCGGTCGTGGCCCGGTTGTACAGGTTACGGGAGACGGTCTCGCTGTTGCTGTCGAGCAGGTCAACCCGTTCGATGGACTGGATGATCGGGGGGAGGGCGAAGACTACATCCGCCGAGTCCACCCCCGACAGAGTAACATCGACGTACACGAGGACGAACTCGGGGCGGATACGTGAGAGTTCACCCAGGATTAACGAGTAGGAGTTCCCGAGGAGGTCGATGATCTCGGCCGACGAGTACTTGGCACTCGTCGAAGGCTCGTCAGTGAACTTCCGAAACCATGCGATGGAACGGGTCAGGAACCCACTCATGGGTCAGGCCTCCTTCGAGGCGCCAGCCATAGAAACCCGCACCGGGCCGGATAGTCGTGAGGCCCCAACCCCAGGATGCGCGTCCCTGACGATCCGGGTCCGCTGCTCGCGGAGTGAGGTCGACTCCTTCTGTAGCTGTAGCAGCTCGCGATACTCCTCCGCGCGAAGGAACTCGCGAAGCGCTCGGTGGTCGGCGGGTCGGTTTAGGAGTCGACGCAGTTCTTCGAGTGTGTTGTCGGGAGCGGAGAGAACCGGACGTAGCCCGAGGTTCATGATCTCGGTGAATAGCCCGGTCGTGTCGCACACCCATTCGGCGATTACCCATTTCCGCGTCCGCAGGTGGAAGTAGGTGAACAAGCGCCGGTCAGGAAACTCCCGGGCCAGTTGGCGGCTGAGCTCGGTTTGGTGGATACGGTGTCGTTCTGGGTTCATCCGTTGTGTGAACACCTTGTACCCCTTTCGTGCTCTTAGGCGGTTCTCATGCACAGGATGTAGACATCGGCCTGACTATAGCCACCGGTGTTCTTTGCGTAGGTGACTTTCAGATTGGCCCCAGCCGAGACCTCGACATAGGTGTCGTCGAGGGCCGCGGCCCGGATGATGTCGTCGACGCTGGTCGAAGCGAAGGCCAGTGTCGCGACGGTGTTCGAGCCGTTCTTGACGAGGGCGTCCTCGGTGCCGGAAGCGTTGTGTTCGGTCTTCACCGCCCACACGTCCAGAATCTTGACAGCGAACGGGATCGTGAAGGTCCAAACCCCGCCGTCCGCGGTGACATTCTGCGCGGCGACCACAAACACCGCTCCCATATAGGGGGCGACGGCCGTATCGACCTTGATGTTCGTGGCTTCCAGCTTGTTCAGAGCGATCCTCTTGGACACATCGAGCGTAGGCATGAGGGAGCTCCTCAAAAGTCGACGGGCAGGGGATGCGACGAATCACACCCCCCACCCATCTGTCGGGGTTTAGTAGGCTTCGGTCAGCCCCGTCAGCTTGATTGACTGCGGCGTCTTCGCGGCCATCTGGTAGAAGGTCACGAACGGTGCCTGGCAGGTATCGGTCAACGAGGCGTCGGTGGTGTACACCGGCATCCAGATGTCCTTGTACCCCATGGCCGGGGCGACAAACTCGACGGCCGCACCGTAGTCGGTCCCCTTGGTCTTCGACCCGGGGATCGTCGGCGGAACGTACCGGACGATGTTACCGCGCCGCTTGATACCGTACAGGTATCCCGGGGCACACAGCAGGCTGGCGAACCACGAGTACGTTGAACCCTCGTACTCGTACTTTACTTCGGCCCGTCCCGCGACCATCCGCAGGGCCTTGGCCGTGCGGTCGTAGGTCTGGCGGGCGCCACCCAGGAGCGGCTGTTCAGCGAACTTCTCGATCACGCCACGGGTGGTGATGATCGTATCGAGCGGCAGGCCGTAAGCGTCCCAGAACTTGGCGAAGGCCTGGTTCAGGGTCAGCTCATCGAGAGCGGCCGAGACGTTCGTGACCAGCGACTTGAAGGTCGGATAGTTGGAGAGTGAGATACCGCCGGTCGTACCATCTGGCCCCAAGAAGATCGTCCCGGACGACTTGATCCAGGATTCGAGGCCCATTGGCCCGCCGTACATGGTCGCGCCCGTCTTGAGTGTGTCCGCTAGGCAGATCAGGTCGGTCGCCGAGACGTTGACATTACCCACGCTGTCGATCACGAGGTTGTCAGCCGTCACGAAGCGGACCGTCCCGCCAAGGTAGTCCACACCGTCGACCACCCACGGCGACGTCTGGTGCCGTAGATTGCCGGTCGAAGCGGCCCGGATGTCGACCAGCATCCCATCCATGAAGGATCGGATGCGGCCACCGGTGATTGTGACGGTGACATAGGTGTCGGAGCCGTCGGTTCCGCCAGCAGTGACGGCGAGCACCGTAGCGAGCTGGCTATTGGTCGTCGCGAAGAAGGCGTTCGCCTGTTGCAGGGCGATATTCTTCGCCACGGCCTTGACGTTCTCGGCGGCATAGTTCATCAGGGCGTCGGTCAGCCGATCCATCCGGAGGATTTCGGTCGGCATGACCATGTTGCCGTAGCCGCGGGCCAACTGCATGGTCCGCTGGAACACGTTCTTCATCGGCACCTGCGACGCAGCAGGCCAGTGGTTCGTGGCGCGGGTGAACAGCGTGTGCTTGATATCGGCGGACTTGTTGACCTGTTCGCCGTCCGGATTGGCCCACTTCAACTGACCAGCCAGGCCGGTGCTGAACGTATGGTAGACACGCCATTCACGACTGATACCGGAATCGGACATGCCGACCCCAGTAGAGGTGGTCTCGATCTCGTCAAAGACCGGATCGACTTCGGTCGGAAGCAGGTCCTCGACCGTTGGATAGATGTCCTCTCGGACCATCTTCGCCAACGCGGAACCGACTGCAGTAGCAGTGAACGCCATGGGGGTGCAACCTCCACAAATCCGTCAGAGACGGAGCCTCTTAGCCTTGTCCCGACCCCGTTCGCAGAACGTCAGCCAGCGCGTGTTGGAAGCGGGCTGCAAAGTTCTGTCGATATCCAGGGTCCGCTGCACTGACGCGCTTCGGAGGAGTTTGGTCTTGGACGGTCGGCGACTGGCCTACTGCGGGACCGAGGGACGGATGGCCCAGGGCTTCCTGAACCCTCAAGTCTTGCTCGGATACCGCCTCCCGGATTCCCAACTTCTCCGCCCGCGATCGCAATCGCTGCGCCACCGACTGGAGAAGCTCAGGAGAGTACGGGACACCATCGACGACAACGCGGTTCCTGACCTCCGTGAACGCCATATCGAACAACTCAGGCGCCAGTGCTTCACTCCTCATCAGTTTACCAAGCGCCGGGTCTTTGTCAAGGGTTTCTCGCACTTGGGTGCGAATAATTTGCAGCGTATCCTCGGCGTTGCGTTCGGCGACTGCTCGTTCCAAAGCAGCCAGTCGTTCTTTCGTCGCCTGATCAACCACGGCCGCGGGCTGGGATGTGGACGTGGAGGTAGAAGGGGGCGGCTCAGGGGTGTCCGCGGAGAGGACAGCGGCCGCAAACTGCTCGGAGTCCGTCGCGGTCATCCCCATCAGACGCCCGAACTCAGCGAGATCAGCGTGGCGGATGGCCGAAAGGTCCCCGGCCTCGCGGAACGTGTCCATCAGCTCCCGCAAGCGGACCCCATCCGCTCCCTTCTTCAACATTTCCCGGCCTTCACGGAGGCGCTGCTGCCCAGCGAAGCCCAACCCTGCGTACTGCACCAGCTCCTCATGCGTCAGCAGTTGCTCTTTCCCATCCACGACCACCTTGGTCAAGTTCGGAGTCGACGTGGGGGGCGTCGAAGGGGTGCTTTCGGCCGGAGTGGCGCTATCTGTCGGGGTATTCGGTTCTGTCATGTGCGTGGCTCCTTATGCGGGTGGCAGACCCATCGCCCCGCCCTGCCCCGGGACCATCCCGGGCGTGGACGATAGCGCAGCGAGGGGGTCGCCCCCGCTGAGGGCCTGCATCTGGTCCTGTTGTGACAGCAGATCGGCGTTCTGTGCCGCTGCGTCTTCGGCATACGAGATCGGTTCAGGGTAGTTACCCAACATTGCCCGGTGTTCCCGGAGAAGGTCCTCAAACGCACGTCGAACCCCGACAGAAGCCAGGGTGAACTCGGGGCGTGCCATGAAGGCGAGGATGACCTCGATATGGATTTCGTGCATATCGTTCTCGTTCAGCAAGGCGCGACCGGGCGTGAGGCCGTCGTTGAAGACGAGAATGTTGTTGTACATCGCCCGCTGGAAGTTGAACCACTCGGCGTCGTTCGCCAAGGGTAAGTTCAGGCCACGCTTCCTGGCCTCGATACGGAACCAGCGGGGATTGATGAGCCCGGCCCTGAGGGCGTCGTACAGTTCCATCTTCTGTTGTTCAGGCGAATCGGGCAGCTTCGAGAGAATGCCGACATCCACTTCATCGGGTTGTGGGATGGAGTTCTTCTCGCGGTCGAGGGCGCCAGTCTCAGGGTTGATGACGACACCCGCGAGGGAGTCATCCGAGGTTGCGATCGCAGCGATCTTCGGCGACGGCCACAGCTTGCGGATCAGAGAGAGGAGCGAGCTGTAGACGCCCGAGAAGGCCGCGGCAATCGAGCCTGCCGGGGCCGTCAGAGGGACGGTCGAGGTCTCGTAGAGGAGGCCGAGGGCGCGGGCACTGTCGACGCGACCCGGTGCGTTGCCAGAAAGGAGCTCGGACTGCGGCGCGATCCGGTCGTTAAGGGCGAGGAAGATTTTCGCCACTTCTCCAGGCAGGGTGCCTGCATTGGTCGGTGCGATATTGAATGGCTTCGCATCCGGGACCGTGTAGTCGGGCTGGTATTGGATGATGCGTGGACGGTCGGAGGAGCGGATTTGGGACGGCTGGATGCCGAGGGATAGAGGCAGGGCGAGGAAGCCGAAGGCGTCCAGTTCGGAGACGTTTTGGGCAAGATTTTGGAACATCTGTTCCTGCTCGGCGGCGAGCGGGATCAGCAGCTCGATTTCACCGCGGCCGTAGAAGCCACCAGCATCCACGAAGCGGGCGATATGGATCGGGATATAGGGCGGATCGGCCGTGGAATCGTAGGAGTCGTCCTTAAGGATCAGGTCCCCGCTGTGGATGATGTATCGAGACAGACGATTATGGGCGCCGTAAACCCAGGTCTCGATAATCTTTACGTACTCCTGGTCGCTTGGGCCACCACCATCGCCAAAGGCGGGCTCGTCGCCCCTCGAATCTGCCGTCGTTACAGACGAGGGAGCGGTCGAGGACGAAGTGGTGGGCGTCTGCCCATAGGCGACGGACCTGTGGGTGTACTTCGCACCCGGCACCAACTTGGCGCCGAGGCCCAAGGACTCCAGCCAGCTTTTCGCGACCCACCGTGCCCGCATGACACCAGAGGTGGCTGACGACAGTGGCGGAGCGGCTGGGATCGAGAGGAGTTCCCACGGCGGGATGATCTCGATCTCCGGTACCACTCCTTCGGCTTCGCGGCCAGTCGTGGCCGGGTCGACCCAGGTTGAGAGGGCTCCCATCCCGTAGGCGACCAGGAGTTGCATGAGTTCCAGTTTGAGACGTTCCGCGACGTTACGCGTGACGACCGAGTTGAGCACGACACGAGCGACCGAGACCCGTCGCAGGCTGTCGAGTGTGGCGGCGCGCTGGTCGACCTTGGGCGTAGTATCGAGGCGCATCAACTGCCCGACCTCGGTACGGTACTTGGTCACGATCTCCTCGTAGATGAAAGGCATCCCTTTCGTGTTAGGGAAGGATACCTTGACCGTGCCGTCCCGGAAGTTCAGGGTGTCGAAGTTACGGGCGCCGTTGAGATACCAATAGACGGTCCACCACTTCACCGCCCGGATGTTGCGGACCCGCTCGCCCTCCTCGACCATGCGGTTGAGGGCCTGGATCAGCTTGTCGTCACCCTTGGCGGGTAGCACCAGTCGTGCAGGCATACACTCCTCCCCTTACTGCTGCGTGATCGATACGCCGTCGACCGGGTTGGTTTTCTTAGGCAACGCGGCTTCATCGATCGGGGGATGAATGGTCGCGTGGCGGGCCAACAGGTCCGACGCGACACGCCGTGACTTCAACTCACGCTGCGTCGCGTTCCCCGTCTGCGACAAGAGCGCCGCCAGCAGACGACGATTGATCGACAGAGAAACCCCGACAGATACGATGAGGGCGGCGGTCTGGCCGATGCAAGCGATGATCGCAAGTGCGAGTTCCATGCGTTCTCCTAGATGATGACCCGAGCGGCCGGAATCGCCGGGGCTTTGCCTGATTTCTCATTGTACGGTGGCGCATTGAGAGTGTCAAGTAGCTTGGTGACGATTTCAGGCGAAAGTTGTGAAGGGTCGGCGGTGATAATGGGGAAGCCGTTGTCGTCCTCCCGCCGCCCTGCGGCGAGGTAGTCGAGAGGGGTCTTCGCTTTGACGGGTGTGGAGGCGAGACCCGGATGAGGGCCTTTGATGACGTAGGGGGCCATGGCGAGGGCGTCGATGGCGTCGTCGTGATTCAGCCCTCCGAGGTCCATGGTGAAGCCGTCGATCTGATTGAACAGTTCGGTCCACGGCCACCGGTTGCGTTTCTCCCACGGGAGCTTGATGAGGTGCCGATTGAAGCGGAACTCCAAGGCGCCGATACGCGAGGCCTTGTCGTGGCCTCGGGGGTAGACGATCGGCATCACGCGCGGGAACCAAGTCGCCGGATCGGCCAGGCTATAGATGAAGTCGGCCACGCGCTCTTCGACCCCCTTCTGGATGGAGATCGCCTCGATACCGACCACTTGGGGGTGCCACTTCTGGCCCATCTTCCAGATTTCGTTGATGAGGGCGTCTTCGCGGACCTTGCCGACCCACAAGTCGAGGACCCACAAGATATTATAGCGATCAATGCCCCACACACAGACGACACTATAGTCGGAGTAGCGCTCGACCGTGGAGGCGTAGTCGACGGTGATACAGCGGTAGAGTGAGGAGACCAGCTGGCCCCAAACCCCGACAGTTGGTGTAGTGGCGTTGCGGGCATAGTAGGAAACCTTAGCGCTGGATTGGAGGGGTGAGAGGTCGGCGTCTTCACCTTCGAGTGTGTAGGTGTCGAGGTCCGGGGTAATGCGAAGGATGCGATCGGACTCGGCGATGGGTTCGTTCAGGTACTCCGAGGAGAAGACCGAGAGGCCGACTTCGGACTTGATACGGTCGAGATCAGCCCAGGACCACATTTCGGGCCACAGGAGGTCACCTTGCGGGTTATCTTCTGTCGGGGGACTGCAGACGCGGTAGTTGCGGCGGTTCCAGTGGGCGAAACGCGGATCGTCGCCATACATGGCTTGATAGATGAATGAACGCTTGTCGATGAGGGTGCCGATCCACAACATACTGGAACCCTTACGGAGCATGGGCATGATGACCTTGAACAGCATCTTCTCGAAGTCCTTCAGGAGTTTGGAAGTATCGGTCGAGCCGGTCGAGTCGAACTCCGGGTCGTCAAGGATGAAGAGGTCGGGACGGGCACCGCGTTTGCGGCCGGTGGTCGAGAAGCCGCGGAGGCGCGCGCCGTTCTTGAGACGGAGCGAACGATGGGACCACTGGCCTTCGAGGCGAGAGGGGCGTTGCTCACCGAAGTCCTCGATGATGCGGTCGTTCTCCGTCAACTGCTGCATGATGATGTCGAAGCGGTCGCGGACGAGGGAGTCGGTCGCCATGCAGAGTGCCAGCGAGAAGTAGGGTCTAGTGAGGAGCAGAAGGAGCGGGAGTTCGGCGGCGACGACGGTGGATTTGGCGGAGCCGCGTGGGGCGCCGAGGACGTTGAGGCGGTAGGTGGCGACGTCCCGCATGATCTCGCTATGGAAGGGCGGAGAGGGCAGGAAGTCGCGGAAGAAGAAACCATCCGTGCGGTCAAGGTGGAGGTAGTATTCACGGAAGAACTGCCAGGCGGTGACGAAATCTTCGGGGGTCTTCTGCCGGGCGCAGACCGCTACCCGCGCCGCGCGCTGTTCCTCGGGCGTCAGACGGTCGTAGTAATCTGGGAGGGGATACCACGGGTTATTGGGATTCGGTTCGGTCATTCGTCACCTGTGGTGCGGCAGTGGAGGGCGGAGGATCGAAGGGGAGGTCTAGCTGGCCGGGGTAGTTCGGGACCTGCGGGGCGATGATGACTTGCGGGTAGAGGTCCTTGGCGATCTCGGACAAGGCACAGAGGATTGCGAACGACAGGATGCTCCGGGCGATCCAGCGGGGGCGGTCGATGGTGTTATCGAAGATGAGCTGGATGGTCGGCCAGAGGGAGGTCAGGAAGATGCGGTCCCGCAGGAGGCTGTGGGCGCGGGCCTCAACTCGGTCGAGAGTCGTATGGCGATCGCTCCACCGGAGCGGGGAGGGGATTTGGGCGCCGTCAGCTAGCAGACCGAGTGCCGTCCGGATCGTCGTCGGGGAAATCTCTCGGCAGAGGTCGAGGATCATCGGTGGAATCGGACAGGGTGGAGGCGTCACGGAGGGGAACACAGGCGGGGCTGCGGCTGCGGGCGGAGGCGAGGCCTCCGAGAGTGGCTGCGGCCGGGGGCTTGTGATCGACGAGGCGCTGGCTGGGTTCCGCTGTTTGTTCTTGGGGGGCATGGGTCATTTCCTTTCCTGTTTGCCGGAGACGGCTGACCAAACCTGCGACTTGGGTCACGTGGACTTGTCGCCCGTCCCCTAGGTTCTGGATCGTTTTCACTTGCGTCAACGTTGTCGCCCTCTTGAGGGTGTCGTTGATGAGCCCGCGGAGTTGACAGAGGGCGGCGAGACGGTACTTCACCGGCTGGGTCGGGTCCCGGGAAATCTCCACGAGGATTTCGATGTCCTCATTCGGCGTCCACCCGAACTCTTGAAGGATGCCGCCGAGTGTGGCCGGGTCCGCGAACGACAACAGGTGCTCCACCTGCTCGGACAAGGCCGGTGAGAGCGCCTGTCGGACCACAGGGGAGAAGGACTCATTCGTCGCCATCCTGTGCTTCCTGCGCTTCCTGCGCATTGGGTGTCGATGGAGGAGTAGTGGATAGCGGGTTGCCCCCTGACGCCAGGGTGCGACGGATAGCAGCTACCCGGTGCGCTTTGAGGCGAGAGGCAGTCGCGTCCATGGAAGACGAGAGGTTCTTGGAGAGCGAAGCCCACAGCTCGGGTGTCAGCGCGGAGAGTGTGGAGGACTTGTCGAGACGGCCCCGATGACGGTTTCGCTCGCGGGAGCCCGGGGCCATGAAGCCGGGCGACCCGGGACGGGTGAGGGCGAAGACCACTTGTTCGAGAGCTTCAATATGGAAGTAGGCTTCGGGACCGATATGGAACAGCGGGATGCGCAGACAGTCCATCGTGCGACGGGCGGTATGCAGGTCCATGCCGAAGACTGCGGCGAACTCCGACAGTCGGCGTAGATCGACCGAGCGACCGATTCGCAGCGGTTGCAGACGGTCGATGAGGTCTTGTGGCGTGCCCATGGTGTACGTTCTCCTACAAACTACAACCTGTTCACCCCGACAGATTACCCTCGACAGCGAGGGAAGTCAAGGGGGAAAGCGAAAATAATCGCGAGTGCCTTGTAAAGCGAGTTCTGTCGGGGTATGGTGTGATGAACTTTGGAGGACATACGAGAATGAGTGAACAAACGCCGTCGTCCCATGTCTTTGTTGAACCGAATCTGGTGAGTGCGTCGGAAATCGTGCCGGAAAAGCTGGCCTGGTTGTGGCCTGGGCGGATTCCGCTGGGGAAGATCACCTTACTCTTTGGCGACCCGGGGCTTGGGAAAAGTCTGGTCACGGTAGATTTAGCGTCGCGCGTGAGCCGTGGGGCGGCGTGGCCGGATGAAGTGGGAGGAGTACCCCGACAGAGTGGGGAGGAGAGGAAACCGGGGCGTGTGGTGATGCTGAGCGCGGAAGATGACCCAGCGGATACGATTGTGCCGCGTCTGAGAGCGGCCCGAGCGGACTTGACGAAGGTGGAGCTGATGAACGGGGTGAGGAGTACGGATGGTAAGACACGCTTCTTCGACATGGGCGAGGATTTGTGCGTGTTGAAGCTGGCGTTGGACATGTTGGGGGATGTAAGGTTGGTGATTGTGGACCCGCTGAGTGCGTACTTGGGGCAGACTGATACGCACAAGAACGCGGATGTGCGGGGGCTGTTGGCACCATTGGCGGAATTAGCGGCGAAGTACAGGGTGGCGGTGTTGTGTGTGACGCACTTGAACAAGGCGCAAGGGGGGAGGGCGCTGTACCGAGCGACAGGGAGCCTGGCGTTTGTCGCTGCGGCCCGAGCGGCGTGGGTGGTGTGTGAAGATCAGACGGACAAAGGGAGGAGGCTGATGCTTCCGGCGAAGATGAATCTGGCGAAGGACACGACGGGGATGGCGTTCTCGGTCGTAAGTGTCCCGGCGGAAGAGGTTGGGGCGGTAGCGTGGGAACCGGTGCCGGTGGACATGACGGCTGACGAGGCGATGGACGGGAGTGGAGTGAAGGAGAAGGTGACTGGGGCAATCGAATGGTTGAAGGCGGTGTTGAAGGACGGGCCTTTGCTGTCGGGGGAAGTGGAAGAGGAGGCCGAGAAGTGGGGGTTTAGCAAGGCGACGTTGCGGCGGGCGAAGGAAAAGGCAGGGGTCAAGAGTAGGAAACGGAAGTTTGGCGAGAAGGGCGAGTGGGAATGGTATTTGGATGCTTAAGTGTATAGGTGGGATACAACACGTCTGCGGTACCCTAACAAAATACGAACGTGAGCACCTTAGCCTTTTCAACGTCAAAAACGCAAAGATGCTCAGGGAGGCTTCTCTCTCACACTGAGCACCTTTGGGAGGGACACTAAAAACGCTAAGGTGCTCAGCACTACCCCATTAGCAACTAAAATAATACTAAGGTGCTCAGAGAGAGACGTAGAGGGGGGTGTGAGCACCTTAGGGAGCGAGTTGTGGTGACGATATATAGTTGGAGATAGGGGGGAGGGGGAGGGAGTTGGGCGGAGTGGGTGGGGGGCGTAGGTTGTTAAATTAGCACTCGCGTGGGGATCGGTGTAGAAGAGGGGGCTTTCTTCCCCATCCCTCACTCCCTTGATGGGGCCAACGGCCGGGGCCGTGACCCCGCCCCTAGATGGAATACGCTTGACATTGCGCTTTGACGTGGTATAATGTACGTGCTGGTGATGCACCGTTCTTTGACAATCGGTTGCTGGTGGTGGCATGGCGCGGAAAGCGAGACCCCATGTCCAAGAAAACGCAGAATACCGCGCAGAGCGCGGCCGGGACGACTACGCCGTCGCGGGGGGATGCCCCTTTGACGTTGGCGCAGTACGCCGAACGAGTTGCAGGGTTGATTGAAACATATGCACCTATGACGAAAGCTTTCAAGCGCTCGCGCGTGACAATCACGTTGCGAAACGATAAAAACGCCCCGAAAAGCGACCAGGTGCCCACACCCCGCGGCCAACGCAAGCGCTCGACGATCCAGCTTCTCGGCGCCGTCTGCGAGGTAGAAACCGTCGCCGACGCCCTCAAGCTAGTCGATGAGCTGTGGAACGCACGCAACTCGCCCGAAGTTTCGGCGCATCTAACCTTCACCACAAACGCCCTTTGCGACGGCAAAGAATGCGCCCCGTCCGTCATCATCGCCGACGTTCGCGAGCATCCGGACCACAACAAGCCT